TTAAGACGCATTCCAACTTCAAAGTTAACAGCAGAACCCTCAGTAAGCGTTAGCAATGTTGATGTAGTTGGAGCCGTGCTTCCATGAACCTGACCAACAGCACCAGTACCGCTTCGGTAAATGTCTCGGCCCATTGTGCGTGAAAGCACATGAAGAGCTGAGTCAGTCTTTGCCTTAGCAACGTCTAGCAAAGAACCTTCACTGCCATCAGCGGCAAGCAAAGTTTCGTTGTCTACGCTTACTACTGCATAGTCTTTTACTCGAGTAACGACAAAATCTTCAAGTCTTGTGCCGCTACGGTTGTTTTGAGCTGTTGCAAAATTTGCGCTACGACCAGTGGTCATACCGTACTCAATTGCATAAGTCGCATTTCGACCAGCAAAGTGTGTTTCTTTAGGAATCATTGAGAACAGAGGGTTGTTTTGATAAACCATGTTTTCAACTTTTTTATACGGGTACATGTGTTTCATGGCCGCATCAAAGTTTGTTAAATTAAAGGAACCCATAGGATCCCTCCTTTCTTAATTACGTGAAGAGTTTACCCTTCCAGTGGTCTCGGATTTCCTCGTAAGACATATCAGTTGGATCTGTCCTAGTTGGTTGCTCTTTAAATCTGGCCGATAACGTTGCTTGCGGGCCTCTCGCTGTTTTTGATGCTTCTGGGTTGTATCTCTGAAGTTTTGCAAGGATCTTAGGATCTTTGTAAAAACTCTCTTCACGCTGCCGGAGTCCGGTTTCAATTTTTTCAAATGCTTCTTCGATTGTTAATTCTTCACCAGTTTGACGATAGTGAGTAACCATTCCGTTAACAATATCTTTTGCAGTGCAGGTATCTTTAATTGTTTCATACCCATCGCTGCTTGATGCATATTGCTCAACATCTTTACAAAGATTATTAAAAGCTTGAACTTGAACTTGTTCTTGTTTTGCTTTTACTTCGTTTTGTTCTCTTGCTTGAATTTTGTTTTTTAACTCGGCAAGTTCTCTTTGTTGTTTTTCAACTTGAGTTTCTACAGATGGTTGGCCGTCAGTATTAAGTAAGCGCTCTGTCCATTCTTTATAAAAAGCCATTGGGTCAACGCCCTGTGACTTCATAAATTCTTCAGGGCTTTCTTTAAAACTTCTGTTATTTTCTATAACAGATTTTACTTGCTGTTCTCTTTGGGCAAGCGATTGTTGTCTTTGTTTTAAAGCAATTTCTTGCTGTCTAACCTGACGATCTCTTTTTAAATTTTCTAAAAATTGTTTGCTTTTCTTAGGGCTGTCTTCAACTGGACTGGCTTTATTGTCTGGAAGTACAGGACCAGGCTCTTCTGAAAAAATATTATAAGATTCAGGGGCTTGCTCAGGTTGCTCAACATTAATTTCTTGAACAGCCTCAACGGGCGATGATTCTGATTGCGCTTCTAATTCCATTTTATGCTCCTAGTGCTGCTGCTAATTCAGGCGGTAATCCTGCGGGAGGTCCGCCAGCTGGTGGTCCGGGAGGTGCCATTCCGCCCATTGGTGGCGCCGGAGGCATTCCTGGAGGCATTCCTGGAGGTGCCCCCGGAGGAGGTCCTGCTGGTGCTGCCGATTGTTTTGCTATTTGTATTTTTTGCTCAATTAATCCGTTTGCTTGAGTAATCCATCGCCTAAGTAGTTCTTTTCTTGTTTCTTCTACTTCATCAAGAATAGACATGTTGTAGGCTTGTTGTACTCGTTTAATTCCTAGCTCTAAATTCATGTATGGTTCTGGTGGAATGTATTCACCATGCTCAATAATTTTTTCAATAACTAAATCCAGAACTTCAATATGAGCAACTTTAAGATTGTTAGCTTTATTTAAGTCTGGAAAATCTAATAATTGATGGGCTTCTTCAGTAGAAAAGAATCCATTCATATGCATCTCAGCAACAGATGCTAGTTTTGCAGAAGGCGTTTGAGGCAAAGAGCCAATAGGTTTAATCTGAATTACATACTCATCGTTTTCAAGATTAATTTCAGACCATTTAATTTTTTCAAGTCCTGTTTTGCTATCAAAGCTTGAAACCGTGTACTGGTCTTTTTCTATGTGAGCATCTCTAATTAAGTTAATAATTTTTTCTGCAGCATCCATAAACAACTGCTCGTATGCCTGACCAACAACCATAAATCGTTCTGACTCAATATCGGAAAACTCACGAAGAGCGCGGCCAGACTCAAGGCCAACAGGTTTTTTAGATTGAGCAGCAAGCTGGCTAATGCCAGTCATTTCGTAGGCTCTATCAACAAGTCTATCAAGGTGAGAAAACATTGCACCGTCGACAGATCTTGGAACAAAAAACTGAGGAGGTGTTCCTCGGTATCTAATTGCTCCAAAAACGCGATTGTTTAAATGCGACTGTACAATTTTAGAAGAGTCTTCAATAAAAACTTTTGGAGTTGCCAAGTGCATTTGCTCTTGAATTCTTGCCAGCAATTTATTGATTTCAACTTGGATGCCTTTAACTTCTTTTGCGAGACCATTGCCCCAAAAGCTTGTTGGGTTTTCAGTCCATCGAATAAACGTAAATGGGAAATGGTCTTTCTCCCACTCGTCATCAAGAAGAGTAACTGAGTCTATGCAAATAACATGACGACCATCTTTTGCTTCTGGCCCACTTGGAAGATGCCAAGCTTCATGACACTCAATCATGTCAGAGAATCGCTCTTCGTCACTGTACTCTTCGTCTTCTCCAGATTCAGATGAAAGAATTTCATTTTTTTTATCTGGAAACATTTCAGCTAAAACATATCGAGATACTTTTTTAGTCTGAAACATTTGACGCGGCATGTTGCCGGTTTCAGCCTCGATAGGATCTATCGTTATTTCGTGAACAGGAACGCGTTCTGCTTTAATTTTTCCAAACTCGTTATAGTATTTAATAACCCCAGTGCCCGCAATGCAGGCATCAAGAAATACTTTTTGAGCAATTGGATACATTTTCATTGAATAAAATTGACCCTGCATAAGTTTTCTAAATAACTTAGATTTTCTTTTTTGAGAGTAGTTTCCGCCTTCTGTCAGGAAACTGACAGCTGGTTTATGTTTGGCAATTTTGGATGTAGCGGCTTGGCAGAGAGAGTGGATAATGTTGAATGTTAGCCTGGGTTGCCTTAGCAAAGCATACTGCATTGAACCATGAGCGTATCTCGAATGAAGTGGCTTACCGTTATATAGACCCATAAATGTGACTATATCGTTGTAATAGCTGTCCTGCTCATCTCGTAGAACTTGGATAAACTTACTGACAGACTCATGCGGGTCTGACTCAGCTTGCCACCAAAAGGCTTCTCCAAAAATTCCGTAACTCATGTTTCAGCGCTCCGCCAAAGATAATCTTCCTCGGTGTATCCAAGGCCATCTCTAACTTCTAAACTTTTATTGTTATCATCGTTGGCTTTTTCATCATAATTGCCAAAACTAAATGATTCTGATTTTTCAACAACAGCTTCGGAATGAAACCCAATAGCTAATTCAATTTCAAATTCACTGTCTTTATAACGCGACACGCCATGCTCAGACAAAATCTTAAGCATGCTTTTTAATTTTTTGGTGCTTGGGCCTGCGCCCATTTCTCTTGTTTGCTTCTTGTCAGTCATTGCTTCTCCTAATTGTATAGGTCAGCTTCACTATAACCTTCACCCCATACATCAGGATCATACTGTTCCTGCTCGTCTCTCTCAAGAAGTTTTTGCTCCATCTCGTCTTCAAGTCTCTTATAGTATTCTGGTGAGCCCGGAATGATTGGCATTTCTCGCTCTTCGTACATAAAGTGCCTAGATTCCTGCCATGCGTAAAAACAAGCATCTGACAGGTGGTTATCAAATCTTTTATCCTCGGCGGTGCCTGACTTGTTGTATTGGAGCTTGTCCCATTCAACTAATAGTTCCATTCCTCGCTTAACCTTGACGCTACACTGCTTAAGGTCGGAGTTCATAATCTTAATCATTCCTACCTTGTCTCCAGACTTATGTGCTGCTTTTAAAGGAATGCCAGATCGTTGCTTAAGTGTTTCCAGTAGCATCTTAGAAGCGCCGCCACCGGAATCCATAACAATAGAAGTGAAATCATACTCTTTCATGAACCTGTGAATTGTGTCTTCTACTTCGGTAGTAAGCATCTTAGTTTGTTTAAACTCATCGATAATATAAAGTGACGGGTAATCTGGCGACCAAGCAACAACACAGAAGGCGGTAGCGTCATGATATCCGAGGTCAATTCCGAGGACATACTCCCATTCGTCACTGAGTGGTCTATCCTCGAACAAATTCTCCTGACCATAGTTATAGACGATTTCTTGATCGTCGCGGACCCAGACTCCGAGGTACTCGCGTTTGTAGGAGGGATCGGTAACGTCGAGGATACCATTGTCGATGTCCTTCTGGATGGCTCGGACAGCGTGTTGCATGTAGGGGTTGTCTTTGACTGTCCACCTGTGAACTGAAAAGTTGTAGGTTCCTTTTTCTGTAATGTCGTAGAAAAACCCATGACACAGTGAGTTAGGCGTTGAAATCATTACAAGGCTACCGTCCCTATCAAG